ACACCTAGAGCAATAAGCCCTAATCCTATGTTTGTTACTTGTTTAATCCACCCTGAGATTTGATCTAACATATAATTTTCTCTATGTAGGTTGAATTTATAATAAAGGGGTTAGAGGGAGAATAAAATCCCCCTCTAAGTTTGATGATTACATCAAGTTACTTACACGTGCTCGGCGATAGTAACAGTTACTATCAGCTGTGAAAGGTTGTGAATCAGAAGCAATAGCTCCTGTTGAACCTACTTTAGCCATTGGGTTAATAGCCATTCCGTAACGTGTCTTGAATGCAATGCGAGGTTGGAAAGAAGATTCCGAAACCGCACGAACCATTTGCAATGGAACGTATGGGCAGTAGAATAATCCTGCATCGTAAGCATTAGAACCACGATAACCAGCAACATACCAGTTATTTGCAGCACTTGCACTTACAACGGAATTATAAGGATCAACATAGACCTTAATTCTTCCATTAATTGTTCCTGCAAAAGTACTTCCAGCAGGACTAGGATCAACATTTAAGTTACCAGATCCACCAGATCCACCAACATCAAGGACACCTGCCATTGACAATGCGGAAGCAACATCAGCTGAACAAACAACAATGTTACCTTTTCCTCTGCGAGTTCTGATTCCAATGTCGTTACAATCACGCTCGATTTGGAACATCAGACCTTTGAACTTCTCAACTGACCAACGACCATTAGAGTCTGTGTCCAAGTTGAAGATACCAGCTGAAGATGTGGTTTGAGCACCAACTTCTGCTGTAATGTAGATAGTACGAACTACCTCACGATTGATCTCAGCAAGAATCTCTGTGCTAAGAATGTTTGACAATTCGGATTCTGCATCAAGACCATGAATTGCTTTTAAGTCTTGTGCAAGTTCCATTGTGTAGGCAGCACGTAAGGCACGAGTCCTTGCTGTAACTGTCGATTTTTCAATGGTAAATCCCATGTCTTGGAATACTGGAGCTCCTGAATCGTCATAAGTCTCACCAGTAGCAGTAGCGTCACCACCCTGTACGTTATATGTACCGGCAGTATCAACACCCCAAATGTCTGGAAGAGTTGCATCAGTTGTAACTGAAGCGGTTCCACCATTAAGAGCACCAGGCTCTGTTCCTGCTTGTGATCCAAGAGTTGAGTTTGACGCTCCTGTATCAGCTTCGTCATGAAGTGCTTCAGCAGTACCAGTAGCACCATCACCCATTCTTGCTTTCATAGCAAAAATAAGTCCTGTTGGGCCACTCATAGGTTGAACACCACAAATGTCGTATGCCATCAAATTAGGCATTGCACGACGCACTAAAGAAATCAAAACTGGATCCCAGTTTGAGACTGATGCTACGGAAGTATCTGCCTCAGCAAGCATACTGCGTTGCTCTTGCATTTCTTTTTCTTGGTTTTCCAAGATAACCGCGGTAACCGCACGTTTGTAAGAATCTGTGATCTGTGGGAGATCTGGATGATTCAATACTGGTTGCCACTTCTCTTGGAGTTGTTCTGAATTATACATAAATTACTCCTTTAAAGTTTTCAGATATTATTTTTTAGCTCTAGAGTTATCTTTCTTAATGGCAGACATATACTGTGCCATAGATCCAGATACTTCTTGAACTTCTTCTTGTGAACCTTCTTCAGTAAGAGTCTCAGTTTCCTTCGCCTCTACTTTTCCAGTCCCAAAATAGCTTTCCTTAATTGTTTGAAGTTTCTCTGTGTAAGAATCTTCATCGGAAAACTCAACATCATCAACCAGACTTTGGAACTTCTCAGTTTCAGTATCAGTCATCCCATCAGCAATATTTGCAATCAATGACTCTTTTACGAGTTCACCTTTTGCTTTTTTCAACTGGACATTTTCTTCCATCTGCTTGTTTAGTTTATCTTCCAATTCTTCGATTTTCGATAAATTGGCTTCCAGAATGTCATACTTCTCATCTGGAACATCAATATAGTGATCTTCAAATAATCCTTTTAGACCACTAATGAAATCTTCTGCGATCTCACCTTTGAGTCCACGCTCAATAGCAAGTTCGTTTTCAGACATCCATTGCTCAACAACATAGTTAAGATAGTCATCGACCTTCTCAACCATAGAAGTCATTGAGGTTTCTGCGAGTTCTTTCATCTGCTTGTCGTTTTCTTCCTGAATCTTTTCCAACTCAGAACGAACCTTTGACTTAATAGCAGTTTCAAAAATTGTTGCAGCTTTTGTCTTGAATTCTTCTGAAAGTTCTTCTCCTTGAACTAATGCTTCAACATCTCCCGAAACATCTAATTCATCAATCTTTTGATCGATGGATTCTTTAACTTTCTTTGATTCTTCTGCTTCTTCCTCATCTTCATCTTCTTCATCATCACCTTCTTCTTCACCTATGATTTGTGAACCATAGATTTTAGAAAGATCTTCTTTTTTAAGACCTTTTAAGTGATCGACTAGACCAGCAAGAATTTCTGATTTTAGTTTAGGAACTTCACGAGCTTCTTTCTGCTCATCTTTTTCCTCACCTTCTTCTTCTTCAGAATCTTCTTCGTCATCATCTTCTTTGACATCTTTAGATTCTGCCTTTGCCTTTTTTACCTTTTTGGCAACATTTGGTTTCGATGGAGATTCGGCATCAATAGCATCATCTTCTTTGACAGCTTTTGATTCTTCAACTTCTTCCACTTCTTCCATTTCTTTAGTTTCTTCAGACATTTTAAGTCTCCTTGTAAAGTTTTGATTAATTATATTTATAAAATTAGAGTTTTGAAAGGAACATCTCGAACGCTTCGAGCTGTTTATTTTCGGAAGCAAGTCTTTCGATTTTAGCAACTTCGGATTCCCTAAGAATTCCGTTATCCCAAATCCATTCCTTACCTTCCATAATACCTTCCACAAACGCCTCTGGTGCAGACGGATCAGCAACGATGTCTCCTGCTGTTGCAAGATAAAAATCGTCTTTAACTACATTAGTTTGACCCCTCTTTTCAAGTGTACCCATTCCTCTACTAGAGACTCCAAGTTTTGCACCTGCATTTAAAAGTTCCTTGACAATTTTACCATTAGGTGTGTCAAGAATCTTTGCCTTCCCGATAATATTATTACCTTCGGGATATAGTTCTTCGATTAAATGAGAAACCCTGTCCAAATTAACTGTTGGGCCGTCAGGATGTCCTAACTCTCCAAAAGCACGTTTGGGTTCTACAAGTTCCTTATTATATCTCTTAACTTCTTTTGTTAAAGTATCAAGAGGGTACATACGACCATTCCTATTCTTAGTCTCAGCCTGCATGAAAACTCCCTTGATTTTCATATCTTTTCCACTCTTACCTTCAGTAAGAACTTCAAAGTCATCAAACATTTCCGTGATTAATTTCATCTATTACCCTCCTGAGTATTGTTTATGAACAATAATAACTGCATAGGAATCGCCTGATAATGTAATACCAAAATCATCGGTGTTTGTTCCACCTAGAACAGCTCCCGCTGCCCCTAGATTCCAATGTCCTGTTCCTGTAAAAGCATGAACAGCAGTACCACCCCTATCTATTGTAATTGAAGTTGCAGTTTGCCAGAACATTTCGACAATATCTGCTGACACGACAGTACCTTCATTAGATGCGGTAAGTTCCGCTAATGTTATTGCACCATCGGTGGTATCTATGTGTAGTACACTTCTACCTTGTGAGTTTGTAATTGTATTTGCCATAGTTTATCCTAAATTGTTAGCATTTCTTTGTCAAAATAATCCATAATATCTTTAACTTTTACGCTGTGTTTCTTTGCAACCTTCTCTACATTCTTATCAAATGTACTCAGAAAATCACCAGGCTTCTTTTCCATAGTGGAAAATACATCATCCACAGCTTTCTTCATCTTAGGTGTAAGTTTTTTATATGCAGATGATTTCTTATGTTCATCTTTTTCTACAACCCATGTACTGAATTCCCTAAACTTTTTCATCTGTAGTATCTTCTACTGAAGTTTCTGGTTGTGCTTGCACTATAGAATTTGCTACTTCTACTCTTTTTAAATCTAGTGAAGCTCCTATCTTTTGTGCCATAGATGCTTTAAAATGTGACTCTGCATCTATTTTATTGTCTTTTATTACTGCTGAAATCATATCTGGTAATTCACTCATAATTTATCTCCAAGTTATTTGTTACATATCATCATCCAGATCAGGCTCTGGTTCTGAATCCATTTCTTTTTGCATGGATTCAATCTCATCATCTGACATTCTGAATACTTGTTTTTGAACGTATTTCTTAGAAAAATACGATCCAATAAATGGT